TAGGCAATTTGCGTCATCTTGAGTTAGATGAAGCAAAAATTTCTTCGTCTCTTACTGCTGCAAGGGAAAAATTAGAACAACAAAAAAGATCAGTCGCAAAACTATCCGAAGTTCCTTGCGACGATAAGTTTCCTACGTGTAAATTTATTAGAGATTCTCATCGAGATAAGACGTTAATCGAAGAACAAAAAACTCTGATTAAAAATTTAAGCGAGAGTTTAAATAATGCGAATGAAGTTATTTCGAGTATTAAAGCAAAATCTCTACAAGAAAAAATAGATAAGTATGAAAGAATTCTAAGAGAAGAAATTTCTTTAACAGCAGGAGTTAATTCTTCACAAATTGAAAAAAATTCGTATGCTTCGAAATCTATAGAAGTTTTAAAGAAGATGAAAGAATTAGAAGAACACTTACAAGAAATGAAACTAAATCTAGTTGACGAAAGCGTAGAAGACGCGATCAAAGAGATAACCGATGAACTTCGAAAGACGACAGAAGATCTTAACAATCTCGAATTTTCGAGACTAAAAATCGAAAGAAATATAGGCTCAGAAATGGCCTTACATCAAAAGTATGAGGAAGAAAAGGAAAAGTACTCGAGTAATTCAAAACTTTGGAAAGTTTATGAAGCACTAATTCAAGCATACGGAAAAAATGGTCTCCCACAACTTGTTCTATCTCAGCAATTACCTATGATTAATCAAGAAATAACTTCGATTTTACAGGGAGTTTGTGGTTTTACCGTGTCTCTTGTTTCAAACGGTAATGATTTGGAAATAAATCTGGATTATGGTGATTCCCAAAGACCCATTGAGTTGGGTTCGGGTATGGAAAAAATGTTAGCTTCGCTAGCGATTAGAGTCGCATTAATTAACGTTTCTTCTCTTCCAAAAACAGATTTATTAGTTATAGATGAGGGGTTTGGAGCACTTGACGAAGTAAATGTTGAAGCTTGTAATCGATTACTTGTTTCCTTGAAGAGATTTTTTAAGACAATTATAGTAATATCACATGTGGATGCGGTAAAAGATGCAGTCGATAACATCATCGAAATTTCAAAGCAAGGCCAGGACTCTTACGTTTGGGCTTGAAAAAGATGCTAAATTAATACTAGAAATAAACAAAAATAATATTTCAACATTTTGTAATTTATGCGAATCGTTTTTATCAAGCAATATAGATGTCGACGCGTTTTATAGAGTCGGAGTTTGTCGCGCTTGCGAAAACGATTTTGCAGAACCGAACTTAACGTTATGGAAAGAAGGTTGGAGACCAACAGGTGAACAAGTGATATTAAAAAAAGATGAAAGAAATTCTTTGTTGTTTGCTAGATATGTAGATGCGGAGAGTAAAATATGTTAAGCTACGATGTAAATTGTCTCGCTCAATGTCTGGAGCAGATACGTGGTTCGAAAAATGGAACTGAATCAATCACATATAAATTGATGGGAGAAAATCAGCTACAGTTGATGTATACTTCCATCGTTCATTTCGCTAACGAGAATGCGCTTAGACCACAAGTCGAGCGAGAATCTGATCGATCTATGGCTATGCTAAATGAATCTCTTAAAACTGTGAAGTCAAGCTATAAAAATGCTTCTGGTAAAGCATTAAAATGCAAAGAAATTAATACTAATGACAACATAGAAGTCATATCGACGACTTTCCACTCGCCTAGAAAGGTCGCTTATTATCGTAGATTCGCAACATATGAAATCGGCTAAGACAACAGTAATATCTAAACAGGGACAATTAAACGAAATAGTCAGGTGTGGTAAAGAGCCTGACTATTTTATCAATAGATATGTAAAAATTACGCATCCTAATAAAGGATTAATTCCTTTTAAGACTTATGATTTTCAAAATGATTGTCTTAATGATTTCGTAAAACATCGTTTTAATATTGTTCTTAAATCACGACAGCTTGGTCTTTCTACGATTACGGCAGCGTATAGTTTATGGCGTGCTATATTTTATAAACAAAAAAATGTTCTTATTATAGCTACCAAATTAGCGGTCGCGCAGAACTTTATAAGAAAAGTAAAGACAATGTTGGAAAATTTACCTTCCTGGCTCGTTATACCTGAGATTACATCTCATACAAAAACACAGCTTGAATTTTCTAATGGTTCTATTATTAAAGCTGTTCCAACGTCAGAAGATGCAGGTCGATCAGAAGCACTTTCATTATTAATCGTTGATGAAGCTGCGTTCATTAGAGACTTCGACGAACTCTGGAAGGGTTTATATCCTACGTTATCTACAGGTGGATCGGCTATAATTCTTAGCACACCGTCAGGCGTTGGAAATCAATTTCATAAACTTTGGCTGGACGCCGACGCAGGCGTATCTGATTTTCATCCAGTAAAATTACCCTGGTTCGTCCACCCAGATCATGATGAAAAATGGTTCGAACAAGAATCTAGAAATATGACTCGCAAACAAATAGCTCAAGAGTTACTTTGCGATTTCTCTTCATCAGGCGACACATTCGTAACTGCCGAAGATTACGAGAGAATACGGGCAGGTTGTAGGAATCCAATAGAAAGATGGGGGCCTGAAATGTGCGTTTGGGTTTGGAAGTATGCACTTCCGAATCACAAATACGTTATAGCTGCAGACGTATCTCGCGGAGACGCTTACGATTATTCCACCATACAAGTCATTGATACCCTAGAATGTGAACAAGTATGCGAATTTAAAGGTAAAATACCACCAGATCAGCTCGGTATATTAGTAAATGAAATTGGTTTAAAATATAATAAAGCGCAAGTATGTCCAGAAAATAATACGTACGGTTTCGCCACAATAACGAAACTAAAAGAACTCGGTTATCCCAATCTTTACATAAACGACGTGAGATATCGATATAGTCCAGATGTTCCTATAGGAAAAATTGGATTTAATACATCTGGTCAAAATAAACCTACAATTTTAACGAAGCTAGAAGAATACCTTCGCACAAATAAAGTTAGAATATATTCAGCTAGATTGCTAGATGAACTTAAGACTTTCGTCTGGGTTGGTAATGTAGCTAAAGCACAAAAGGGGTTTAATGACGATATCGTTATGGCGACTGCAATCGCATGCACTTTGTTCGAACCGAACAGAGAATCGTCACAATCGATACAATCGACCCAATGGGGTTTACTCGCCGGTTTTAAAGTTAATGCTCAGCCACAAATGCAAAATGCTAATATGCAGTGGTCAGATCCTATGAAGCCAAGGCAGTATGATAATCGTTTTTTCGGAACTGATCCAACTGTTCCAATACCACCAGAATTATTATGGATGTATAAATAATGGCACAAAAAAATGAGAGCTTGTTCAGCAGGCTAACAAAGCTATTTCGTTCAGGACCTGTAATAAAATCGAAAGTTAAAGGATACTCTCCTTCGACTGCTTCTTCTTCTTACGAGATGTTTAGAAGAAATGTGTCTGATGTCTACTCTTCGACGGTTTCGGCATACGGCGCGTTTGATCGCATGAGTCGCTATAGCGATTTTAGCGAAATGGAGGCGACGCCAGAAATTAGTTCTGCTCTTGACATATACTCTGAGGAATCTTCTTCGCAAGATGAAGCCGGAAAAGTATTGCACATCTACTCGGAAAATAGAGTGATCAGAGAATTACTGGAAGAGTTATTCTATGATATATTAAATGTAGATTTTAATCTTCCTATGTGGACGAGAAATCTATGCAAGTATGGAGACTTTTTCGCGTTTTTAGATGTCGATCCAAAACATGGCGTTGTTAATTTATTACCAATACCAATCGCAGAAATAGAAAGGGAAGAAGGTTATGACCCGCAAGATCCAATGGCAGTTAGGTTTAGATGGATTACTAAAGGTAATAAAACGCTAGAGAATTGGCAGGTCGTTCATTTTAGATTACTGGGCAACGATGCATTTCTTCCATACGGCGCGTCAGTACTAGAGTCTGCGCGTCGTGTATGGAGACAATTAATACTTAGCGAAGACGCGATGTTATTATATAGAGTCGTTAGAGCGCCAGAACGAAGAATATTTTATATCGACGTTGGAAATGTTCCTCCCGAAGAAGTTCAAAACTACATGGAACAGGCACAATCAACGCTTAAGAGAAATATGGTCATCGACAAGGCAACTGGTCGCGTAGATTTAAGATTCAATCCCCTGAGTGGATTGGACGATTATTTTATACCGGTTCGTGGTGGGGAATCTGGCACAAAAATCGATACGTTAGCAGGTGGTCAAAATGCCGCAGCTGTAGAAGACGTTCAATATATTCAAAAAAAGTTATTCGCAGCTTTGAAAATACCAAAAGCTTATC